TCTCAGACTTGCAATGTGGGCAGACATTGCTACCTGAAGAAGCTTTGAAGGTATTGCCACATTTAGGGCACTTTACGTCAATGCTTAGATTGTTGACTTGACTAGCAATGTTTCTCTCTAAAGATTTTTGTAAGTCTCGCTCAAGTCTACGCATATCTGATTTACTACCGATATTGTACTTTTTAGTCATTTATTACACCTCCTTCCAAAAGGAGATTGTATCACAGACTAAATCAGAAAAAGTATGCTTGCAGCATACAAAGGAGAAAGTTATATGAGAAAAGAAAATGTCATCAGGGCAAGAATTCTGAAGGAAAAGGCACAAATAGTGCGAGTAAATGTGCCTTTAACGATAGATGGAAAAGAACTTGCTAGGTCTACTTGTCATTCTCAGAAGTCAGCCACAAATGATAGGCTTTCAAAAGCTCTAGAGACGTTCGATAAGAGATCACGGGGACTTTAGAAAGAAGAATACGAGTAAACTCTTCAAAGCCTTCTGAGTCATTTGTGAATGAAATATTCACTGAAATGTCAGAAAGTTCTTTACGAATCAGCATTGTCATTGTGTCCTGATGCTCATTGAGAATTGTCTCAAAGTCTTTAAAATCTTTATTCACGCTATACACCTCCTTTCAAAAGAAGATTGTAGCACATAGAAAATCAGAAAAAGTATGCTTGCAGCATACAAAGGGAGAATGAATATGAGCTTAAAAGTAGAACCCAAACAGGTTGATATTACAATCGACAACTATCAAAAAATCGAAAAGTTAAGCCAGGAGCTTCATGAAATGTTCGTAGACGGAGGCTTTAATATGGCTTTGGTAGAACAAAAAGAAGCTGAACTTCACAATGAAATCCAGCTTTTAAAGAAAGTAAAGATTAGTGTAACTCTTACTTAACATTGATGCTAATTCCGCCATCAGGTTCACGGAAGTGCACATAAATGCAGAAATACTCTGGTCAGTACTTGAGGTGTCATTTCAAGCATAGAAAGGAATAGATTCCATTAGTGCTCATTGCTATCGTCAAGAATCATGGTTCTAGCGCTACCTACAAACATTCGCAGAATCTAGATTCTAAAATATGAGGTCCCCTTATCATACTGACATGGCAAAATCTGAATGACATGAAAATATCTCTTGTTCGCAAATCAAAAGAAATAGACGCTGTTTTGTTTTTATCATAAAAGAATGAGGTGAAGAATCGCCTCCAAAACTAATTGTTGCTCTAATATCTAAAAATCAATCGGACAAAAGTGTTCGCACACAAAACAGTAACCAAATCATGTTGATCAGTAAGAAGTGGCACCTCAAGTGCTGCACCAGAACGGAGTAGAACATAGTAAAACGTAGTAGAACGCAGTAGAAAGGAGTAGAACATGCAAGAATTATTACCTATTGGAAGTGTCGTGGTTCTTAAAGAAGGAACAAAGAAGTTGATGATTATCGGAAGACTTCAAGCAAATCCTAAAACAAAGAATCTCTATGACTATGCAGGATGTCCATGGCCAGAAGGCTATATGGATAAGGAACATTGCTACGTATTCAATCACGATGATATTGATCTTCTTTATTATCTAGGAATGCAGGATATAGAAGAGTTCAATTTCAGATTCAAATTGGATGAAGCAATCGAAAAAATAGAAAGTGAAGGATATAAACATGCCAAGAGCAAACACATCAGCCAATAAAGCAACAGCTGCGAAAAAAAGAACTGTAAAAAAAACAGATGAAATCAAAGAACAACAATGTGAATTGGCTCCATTCGCAAACAATCCACATCAAACAGAATATACAAAGATGATGCATCGTTATGCTGATCTAGATAAAAGAGAGAAGGCAGTGCGCAGAAAGCAGCGTTTCGCAAACTGGATGTTATTTGCGAGTGTTGTGTTAGTGATTGGATGTATGATCGCTACTGCGTTTGTATGTACGACCATCCAGTCTATTCGACTGTAGAAAGGAGTTCAGCTTATGAAGAATATTAGAACAGTCTCTTGTATGGAATATGATGCAGAAGTTGAGGACAAGATCCAGAAGCTTACAAAGTATGCATATATCACGCAGGGAGACTTGGCAGAGATTATTGGATGTTGCAGCGCAACGGTTAAGACTGAGTTGAATAAGCTTGGCGTTCAATCCAATTGTTTCGGATGGCCAACCGCAAAGGTAATTAATGTTCTTGGCTTGCAGCCTTATTTGGATAACCTGATCAAGCTGCGTAGCACAAGAAGGATATAAAAAAGACCACTTATTAGGAAAGTGGCCAATCAAAATTTAACAACTAAATTATATACATATAACTCAAATCTTGCAACCTGGGTATTGCCGTAAGTGACGTGGTCTGCTAGAAAAAGGATCATTCTTTTCATAATAGATTGATATCTCAATACCTTCTTAAAAAAATTGTCATAAATAATGCAAGCACGTCAAAAAAAATCCATAATTGTAACTCGTAAAACTTCCTAAGATAAAGCAAAAAACACGTTTGAATTTGGGCATAAATAATTAGCAGACTGTGATATCCAGGTTGCAGGGTTTGAGTAACAGATAAAAAGGAGAAAATCAAAAATGAAACAATTTGTATTGAAAAAAAGTGGGAATGAATTCGATGATGAGTCGAAAAAATATAATGCAATGAATGACAAGCTTAATGAGTTGTTTGAAAAGTTACAAGGCGATGTATCAAAAGAAGAGGGTGATGCAATTATAGAAGAGTTCCAAAATCTCATTAAGAATTGCGTAGCAGCATTTGAATTGAGAGTGATTCCTGGATTCGATAGTCCGGTTGTAACTGGTGAATCCAAAGCCGGTGCTTTAATCTTTGGAATTACCACAAATATGAAGCCTGATCTAATCACTGAATGTTTCAAAGCGTGTACGCAGGCTTTTTCCAAAGAGCTTGAAAGACAAATCAACATGAACAAAGTCGATCATCAGATTCATTAATCAGGAGGAAATATCAATATGGAAAGTAAATGTTATCACGAAAAGTTAGATCTAAGTGAAGAAGAATCTCAAAAGAGAAATTGCGAGATTCATGAAATCATAAATAGGTTCAAAACATTGGAGTCAGACATGGCCAATACTACGAATATCTTAGAAAAAGTTCGTTTAAATACGGAGTTTATAAAATATTTGGAATCTTTAGGTCCGGCATATGAATTATCGGTATCGGCCACACAAAATATTGATGCCCAGGCAAATCCAAGTGTTGTTGCACTAGGACTTGTAAATGGATTGACCGCAGATCAATTAGGCAAGTGCTTTGAAAACGCTGTAGATGCATTCAACACTACTCTAGAAAATGAATTCAGAGCTTATCAGGCTTTCAATAAATTAAAAGGTGAACACAATGTCAATTAGAGCTAGAAAATACAACGTAGAACTTCATGAATATGAAGACATTCTTCTTCCTGATGAATGCAGATTATATGAAGAAGACATGGAAAAGATGGTGCCATGCGCACAGTGTGGCAGATTACACAAATATGGTGAGATGTACACATCGAGAGAAGTACATACTGCACATGGATTTGGATATGCGGTATGCGCAGAATGTTACGATGGCGAAACGGACAGATTTCTAAAAGAACATGAACCATCCAAGGTGGAATAGCGATGCCATTCTTTAATGATATCGACGATTGGAGAGAATGGAACGACAACCGTTATATAGATGATTCTGGTGAACCAGAAGAAGAAAGAGAGGATGAATCAAATGAAGATGAAGAATGTGATCAAGCATAAATTACCAGCTACTCATGAAGAGTGGCTGGATAATCGTCTAAAAGGAGTCGGTGGTTCTGATGCCGGTTCCGTATTAGGCTTGAATAAATACAAATCAGCTTACGCATTGTGGTGTGAGAAAACAGGTCGTATCCATAAAAATATCGACAATGAGCGTATGCGATTTGGCCGAGATATGGAGGATTATGTAGCAAAAAGATGGGAAGAAGAAACCGGCAAGAAATGCCGAAAGAGTGGATTTTCATTCCAATCTGTAGATCATCCATTCATGTTGGCCAATGTTGACAGATTGGTTGTTGGAGAGGATGCAGGTCTAGAAATCAAGACCACGTCTGAATACAACAAAGATATATATCAGAAAGGAAACATTCCACCTCAGTATTATGCACAGTGCATGCATTATATGGCGGTTACCGGCCTTTCTAAGTGGTATATAGCTATTTATATTCCAGGAGTTGACTTGTACTGCTATGAAGTCCTTAGAAGCGATGATGAAGTCAATGCACTGATCGAGCAGGAGAAAGAGTTCTGGAACTGTGTGGAGAATGACATTGAACCGCCAATCGATGGTTCGGATTCCACTGCACAAGCAATCAGTGAATTACATCCAGTCGAGAATGATGAAGATAGCATCGTGGATCTAACTCCATTGCAGCAGGAACTGGATTCATTGAAGCTTGTCAAAGATAAAATCAAGGAGCTTCAGAATATTCAGAAAAAACATGAAAATGAGGTTAAGAACTACTTGGGTGATTCTGGTATCGGAACATCCGACAAGTTCAAAGTTACATGGAAAACATCGGTATCAAATACATTCGATACTAAAGAGTTCAGAAAAGATGAACCTGAACTTTATGATCAATACTTAACTCAAAGAAAAATGAGAAGATTTTTAGTCAAAGAACAATAGGAGGATAAATATTTATGACAACAACAAATCAACAAGGAATGATTGCAAAGACGCAGTCGAATAAAGTGGAAAAAAAACAATCAGCTACAATCAAGGAATATATTTCTGTGATGTCAGGAGAAATCGCAAAAGCATTGCCTAGTGTAATGACTCCAGAACGATTTACACGTATCGCATTATCTGCAGTATCTAATAATGATAAATTGGCAGCATGTACTCCACAGTCATTCTTGGCTGCAATGATGAATGCAGCACAACTAGGGCTGGAACCAAATACTCCGTTAGGACAAGCCTATTTGATTCCGTATGGCGGAGCTTGTCAGTTCCAAATTGGCTATAAGGGATTGATTGACCTGGCATATCGTTCAGGTGAAGTCAAGATGATTGATGCTCAAGTTGTTTATGAAAATGATGAGTTTGAGTATGAACTAGGAATGGATCCAGTACTTAAACATAAACCTGCAAGAACAAATCGAGGTAAGCCAATCTATTATTATGCAACATTCAAATTAGTGAATGGTGGCCAAGGATTCCAGGTCATGTCGTATGAAGATGTTCTTGATCATGCGAAAAAATATTCAAAATCATTTTCGAGTGGACCATGGAAAACAAACTTTGATGAAATGGCCAAGAAAACAGTTTTAAAGAAATTGCTAAAATATGCTCCTTTGAAAACTGAATTCGTTAAGCAAGTGAATACAGATGAATCAATCAAGACAACGATTGAAAAAGATATGGCAGATGTTCCAAATGAATTCTTCGATGCAGAATATCAGGAACAACCTGGTGAAAATCCAGTGACCGGAGAAATTAAAGAATAATGCGTTATAAGTTTGTAGTACCAGGAGAACCGGGGTCCAAAGGAAGACCTCGATTCTCTAATCGTGGTAAGTATGTAAGTGTGCATACACCACCTAAAACAGTTGAATATGAGAATCTAGTACGATTAAGCTTCATGGAACAGTGTGGCACTCCAAGCATGCTGGAAGGGTCCCTGGAAGTGAAGATTTTCGCGTATTTCTCACCACCTAAGAATGTATCAAAAGTGAAACTAAATAAGATGCTCGCAAATGAAATCCAACCACAAAAGAAGCCAGATTCCGACAACATTGCAAAAGTTGTACTGGACTCTTTAAATAAAGTGGCTTTCGAAGATGATAAGCAAGTATCAGACCTGCATGTCTTCAAGAGATATGCGCAGAAACCATGTGTGATGGTTGTTATTAACGAAATCAAAGAACAAAAAGAATAGAAAGGAGATTGCTTATGTCGGAAATCAAGGATAATAGCAAAGTTTATTATTGGATCAAGTTGAAGACTGATTTTTTCGAAAGTGACGCAATCGATTTTCTTTTATCTCAGGAAGACGGATGTAAATACGTAACCCTATACATAAAATTGTGCACCATGACATCAAACACAAATGGTGTTTTAGCTACAAAAATTGGCAATATATTAGTTCCATACACTGTCGATAAAATTGCACGTGACACAAAGTTTTTTTCCGCAGACATAGTCAGAGCGGCCCTTGAATTATTCCAGAATTTAAGACTGATTGTAGTGTCTGAGAACAATGTGATGAAGATTGCAAATTATGAATCGATGATTGGATCGGAAACCGGATGGGCACAAAAAAAGCGATTGTATCGTGAAAATAAACAGAAAAATCCGCCTGAAAAGAGTCCTAAAAAAGGCTCAAAAAACACTCGAAAAACGAGCTCAAAAACAGAGAAAAAATCGAAGGACAAAGTAGAGGACATTGTCCCGGACAAAAAAAGGACATTGTCCGATAAGAGATTAGAGTCTAGAGATAAGAGTCTAGAGTCTAGAAATAAGTCAGTCAGTAGTCAGAAGTTAGATAGTGTGGCTGCGTCAAAAAGTGCAACAAACGAAAATGTGCAGACTGACTGGACTGACTGTTTTGTTAAACCGTCCATTTCAGAAATCGTGGACTACATCCAGGAACACAACTTGAACGTAGATGCCAAAAAGTTTTGGAAACACTACGAATCCACCGGATGGAAGACAGGTAACGATCCTATCAGGGACTGGAGAGGGCTTTTGAAGAAATGGAGCAAAGCGGAACGTGAAGAAGACAATCCAGGAACCGGAGCAATCCAACTGGATGAGAAATTCTACGCTAAACCAGTCCAGATGTCAGAAGAGCAACTGCAAAGCGAATTAGCGCAGCTGCAGAAAAAAATCAAAAATGGAGAACTGTGAAAATGAAAACTAAAAAACAAACCGAAAAACAAGAACTCAAATACGCTCCTGGCGATAAAGTCGTTTATCACTGTGCAGGAACAGACCGATCAGGAACCATCATGTACGTTGACGATACGGACAAAGTAGCACCATACCGAATCGGTGGCATGAATATTCGTGAATCGGATATCGTGGAAAAGGTCATGAAGAAACGTGGCAGACCGCCCAAAAAGCAAGTGGAAGCTAAAGTCGAAGTTGTGGCCAAAGAGGAGGTTGTAGTCAATGCTGAACCTAAGCAGAAACCAGAAGAAACTCAGGTGGTTGAATCCATCCAGGAAGAAGAACCGGAAGTTGAGCCAACGCTTGTCGAGAAGTATCAAGCTTTCAAGAGCACGATCAACATGGCGGAATTCAACGACCTGGTCGACTTGATTACTGCCGACACGAAAAAGATGCGTCAGATGATGGCCGAATCTATGCAGGCAATCGAGAATGATTGCGGATTGAAAGCGTGAGCCTATGCAGGATATCAACAGAGTGGTTCTGATTGGCCGATTGACACGTGATCCAGAGCTCAGAAAGACACAGAGCGGAACAAGCGTGTGTTCGTTTACTTTGGCAGTTAATCGAAGACAGAACCAGGATGGAACACAAGATGCTGATTTCATCAACTGCGTCGCATGGAACAAACTGGCCGACAACATCCAGCTGTACCAGAAAAAAGGCAATCAGCTAGGCATTGAAGGCCGAATCAATACACGCTCATACGACAACCAGCAAGGGCAAAAAGTCTATGTCACAGAAGTTGTTGCAGAGAATGTACAGTTTTTGACACCTAGAAATGATTTTAACGGGCAAAACACTCTAGGAGTTACAAATACCTATTGCGCTCAAAGTTACGTTCAGAATCAATCGTATGGAGCTCAGACAACGAATCACAATCAATCGAATGTGCAGTATGCGCAAAGCTTGACTCAACAAGCCGAGGTTGATGCTCTTGAGATTGCATCAGACGACTTGCCTTTCTGATGAAGAATGGCGAAGTTTTAAAGGAGAAATCGAAAATGATGATTTTTGACTGTATAAAGATGCCGGCCATTTATGTGAGAGACTACTGCACAAAATGCATCCACATGGTCGGAACAAATGAACATGACAGATTGTACCTGGATGACGAAGGACACGTCCAGTATCTCAATCTGCAGAATGGTTGCGGAACTCCAACCGAATACGATTTTGTTTTAGATCCAGAAGGACATGACCAGAACAACCTTCCATTCACTGAAGAAGAACAGAGTTTGTATGGTCCGTATGGCTTGAACAATATGGATGCATGGTTTGGCGGAGTGGATCTAGAAATGCACAAAGCCTTACTGGAAGAGCAGAAAAAACAAAACGAGGAACTGTTCAAAACGCTTGAATGGATTCCTTCAAAAGACAACAAGGAGGAAAAGTAATGAAAGACTCAGAACTACGCATGATTGAGACAATGCTGAAGAAACAAGATGAGCTGAATTCGGCAATCATGAAAGAGTATGGTTTGACTACAATTTCAAAGGAACAAATTGATTTAGCCACACTCGATGAGATTGGTGAATTCACTCATGAACTCAAAGGTGACTGGTGCTGGTGGAAGAAAAGCCAGGAACAAGTAGATAGAAGCAAAGTCCTGGAAGAGTTGGCAGATGTTTTCCACTTTGTCTTGATCTACGAATTGTTTTATGGAAAAAGAACCTATTTGTTGGATGATCTCGGGTACGATTTAGAAAGTCCTCGTGACTATATGCCTATGGTACAAATGGATATCGGCCTTGGAATAGCAACTGCATTGACACGCATTATTGATCTTGCAGATAGTCGATTGATGTATCTATTGGCACTAAGTGAACATTTAGGATTTTGCCTGGAAGAAATCTATGCAGTTTATATGAGAAAGAATGCGATCAACATGGAAAGATTGAAGGAGGGGTACTGATGTGGATTAGAAGCCAGGATAAAATGACATTAGTAGAAATTCATGATTTAGACATTGATGGTGCTGATCAAATATGGTGCGGTTGTTCATTACTTGGTAAGTACTCAAATGAAAAAAAGGCTTTAAAGGTATTGGATGAAATTCAAGGAAGAATTGAATGTCCATATCCAAGTAAAATTATGCCAGCTTTTGGCACAAATTGTTACCATTTAATCGAAAAAAACAAGTTTTACCAAATGCCACAAGATGAGGATGTGGAAGTATGACAGAAAAAGATTTAGAAGAATTTGAAAAAGAATTCGGATTTAAATTATTGCCAACATCATTCAAAAAGCCTTTATCAGAAATCACAAAAGAGGAATACAAAGAGCGTATTGAATACTTATACAACGCAATTATTAATGATAATTCAAATGAGGAGGATGATTTTTAATGAAAGAGTTTGTTCAAATGTCACTAGAAACATATGATTCGTTAAAAAGTAATAACGAGTGTTTAGAAAGAAAACTAAAAAAGGAACAAGAATCACATGATAAAGATGTTGCACAAGCAAAAAAAGAAATAAATGATTTGGCCGAAAAAATAGACCAGTATAAGCAACACATTCTAGAATGTCGTTGCAAATGGTTAGATGTTGAGAACAATTCACTAGAACACTATTTGGACACGGATTCATGGAACTATGGAATGAATTGCAAAGATGAATTATTAAGTCTAGGAATCACAAAACAAGAGATGGATGAATTTATAGTTGATAAATATGAGGAATATTTAAAAGAGAAAGAAGAAGATGAAGATGATTAAATTTTGTCCTGATTTAACTTCAAAAGAAGAAGTTGTACCAATTACGATTGGCACAGGAACATTTACAAGACCAGTACTACATAAATGCTTACAAAATAAATGTGTAGCGTATAAGTTTGGCGAATGTTTAAAATACGATAATTGTACGGAATATTATTTAGAAAAAGATGATACAAAGGAGAAAGAAAATGATTAGATTACAAAACAATTATGCAATCACTTCTAGCGGTGGTTCATTTGCCCTTGTAACGTTCGTAAAAGGTAAGGATAAAGAAGGAAATGAGATAGACGTACAAAAGCCTATCTCATACCATACAACGCTAGAATCGGCTTTACAGAGCTATTCTAACAATCGTATGGCAGATTTAGTTTGTAATGTAGATTTAGATTTGAAACAAGTTAAACAGGCTATTGACGAATTAAAAAAGGAGATAAAGGCATATGAAACAAGATGAAATGACAATTTGTGAATGTGTAGAATATTTGGATTCAATGGTTGGTGATGATGAGAACATCAAGGGTTGCTTAGATTATATTGAGCGTAAAGCAAAAGCCATGGATAAAAAGTTAAGAGATTATAAAAACATCTTTGAAGAAGAACATCCATTAGATGGTAATTCATTTAATTTCTTGCATTTTAATCCTTATTCAAAAAGTACTTTAAAAAGAATGACCAAAGATGAATTAATTGATCACATTAACATTATTTATATCAATTGGAAAAACACTGATAACACGTGTGAGCGTATAAGCAGGCTTGCTAAACAGTTGTATGAAAAAGCGAACGAGAGAAGATATCGCGGTGGTGAGGAATCTTGGCACAGAGGGTCAGCTGTCGCAAAGAAGAAGTAGGTGGACAAAATGAACAAATTAAAAGTAAATCAAATGTTGAATGATTTGAAGTCAGCAAATTATTGCTGCCATCGAATCATTGAGCTAAACGAGGAACTTGAAGTCCTGAATCATAAAATGCTAGGGCTTAGTCATAATCCAATTAGGTTGACAAAGGAGCAGGAGAAATCAAATGCTCCTATGCCGACCTTTCATGGCTCTTATACAAGCCCTTTAGGAATGATGGAAGAAGAATCTCAAAAGGTGGCAGAAATCAACTATTATCGTAGACGTTTGAATGAATGTAAAGCAATAGAACTCCTATCTTTGCGCGATCAGAATATTTTGTTTGATCTATACTTTTGGAACATGAATGCATGGGATGTTGCAGAAAAATATGGTTATACGAAGCGCGGAATGTATAAACATATACGCGATGGATTAAGTAAATTGATATGATGAATTAATTTTTTATAAAAAATATATATTGAGTATGCTTTATGTATAGGTTAAGCATTAATTTGTTTGCTTTTCAAGTCCTTGTAATTATTAAAATTATTGCTATTATTATCTAGTCGAAGCGATAAAAAAGCTTCCAGGAGGATATAGCAACATGGCGCTGCAAAGCTTAACGAAAGTTGAGGGTAACGGCAGCTAATAAAATATGGAGTTTTAACAATGGAATATTTAGTTATTCTAGTTGTTATTTTATATTTAGTGTCACGCTAGTGACATAAAAAATCCTACACCAACCTCCAAAATCAGGTGTAGGTATATTAGTTGCAATTATCCTCAAAAAATAAAAAAGAGATGTATTGGCGTACATCTCTTTTTTATGCTTAACCGTGATAAAACGATTGAAGCAATCCTCCTTTTTCGAACCTCATACAGATATTTATACAGTTCATTTATATATTAGTTGCTGTCTTTCGACATGCTTATTATAACTGTGAATACAAATCGTGACAAGATTTTCTTTGTGATTTAATTCACATAAAAAGAGTTCCCTAGGGAACTGGAATTCCGTGGTAAACTAATATTATAAGAAATTATGTCAAGACAGAGGTCTTGGCTTTTTTTATGCAAGAAAGGAGGTGTTCCATGCCAGGAAGAGAACTAACAATCAAAAAATACAATCTAGATTTATATGATCTATTTGAAACAGATGGCCCATTTGAAATGCCAGTAATTAAAAAGACACTTCATATTCCTAATGAGTTAATTGGATTCAATGAAGCAATTTCTTCAAAGCATTATCAATCTGGAATTCATATGTTTATTGATGATTATCAGTTTGAGCGCATTTGGAACACTCCCGAACGATATGTGAATGTCTTAAAACATTATGACTGTGTTCTTACACCAGATTTTTCTCTATATATGGATATGCCTAGAGCCATGAAAGTATGGAATATCTATAGAAGTAGATTAATTGGCCAATATCTCCAGAGTCAAGGAATATGTGTAATTCCAACAGTTTCCTGGGCAGAAAGAGAAACATACACATTCTGTTTTGATGGTATAGAACCAGGAGGAGTTGTAGCAATCTCAACTATTGGATGTATCAAGGATGAATATGCAAGATCAATTTGGAAAGATGGTGTAGATTACATGATTGATAAGCTTAAACCTACTGCAATTCTAATTTATGGCCAATCTATTGAACATGATTTCAAAGGCACAAAAGTTATTTATTATAAAAACAAAATCATAGAGAGGGCAAGAAAACATGGGCGGTAGAGGAACAAGCAGTGGAAAGAAAGATGGTTGACCGTGTAAAACGGTTATGGTTAAATAAAAATAAGAAAAGGTAGTCGTATAGGGGTGATTACACTTTGATGTATGCATATCACAAAACGATATGCACTGAGGAAACCTCCGTTCGAATCGGAGCGCCTTTTCGATTTGTTAAAAAATATCAGTTTAAATTTTAAACGCTATCTAAGCATCTTGTTAATTCAAGGTGCTTTTTTTATACATGAATAAGGAGGAAATTTACTTATGGGTGGAAGAGGACAATATGTAAATCGGGGGGGGACAGTTGGTTTAACTGTTACCACAGGAGATGGAACTGTATTTGAGTATAGGCAAAAAGGGAAGAAAGTATTTTCTTTTTCTGGGGCATCATTTGCTGATAGTGGAAGTAGGGAAATTCCTAGGACCTTATCCGATATAGCTTCTAGGGCAAAATCTATGGGTTATAAAGTACAAAAGCTTACAAGCCGAGATTTAGCTAATAAAGATTCAGAACAACGTCGTCGAAAAAGACAAATAGCAAAAGAAGTAGATCAATTGTGGGTAAGAGGAGCTGGCTCACCAAGAAAAGGATGGAAAGGGCATTAAGACAGATATTTAATTTCAAAATAATGAAAGGAGGAATTCTATGGCTAAGTTGACAGAAAAGCAAAAGCTTTTTTGTGAGAAATATTTGATAACGATGAATGCAGTGGATGCTTATTTGGAAGTTTATAAGAATTGCAAGAGCCGAGATAATGCATCAAAGCATGCGTCCAGGTTATTAGCTTTACCACATATCAGAGAATATGTGGATGAGTGTCTTGAGAAAGCACACAGTAACAATGTGGCAGATATTCAAGAAGTCATGGAATACCTCACAAAAGTAATGCGACGAGAAATGAAGGAATCTGTTGTTGTAACGTTGACAAAAGAACATTCAGAGTATGTAGATACCGGTGATGGAAAGCCAAGAAAGAAAACAGTCAAAGAAGAGGTGCCTCAAATCGTTGAGATTCCCGCAAAGCTTTCTGATGCAAATAAAGCTGCAGAATTACTTGGAAAAAGATATTCACTGTTCACAGACAAAGTTCAAGCAGAAATCGTAGTCCCTAAGTTTGAAGGAGAGGATGAACTTGAAGACTAAATCTATAAAGTTACCTAAAATAGTAGGGAAAGGATATAAATCCTATTGGAACTTCAGGGGACGTTATGCAGCATGCAAAGGTTCTCGTGCTTCTAAGAAGTCAAAAACAACTGCATTACGCATCATATACAACATGATGAAGTATGATAAGTCGAATACATTAGTTGTGCGTAAGACTTATCGAACGCTTAAAGATTCGTGCTTCACGGATTTAAAATGGGCAACAAGAAGATTAGAGGTTGAACACTTATGGGAATTTAAGTATTCACCTTTAGAAGCAACATATCTTCCAACTGGGCAAAAGATTCTCTTTAGAGGGCTTGATGATCCGTTAAAAATAACATCTATTACTGTAGATTATGGGTTCCTATGTTGGGTATGGCTCGAAGAAGCTTATGAAATAACTAGCGAAAAAGACTTTGATACATTGGATGAGTCGATTCGTGGTGAGTTACCGCCTTATCTTTGGAAACAGTGGATGATTACATTCAACCCATGGAATGAACACCACTGGCTAAAAAAAAGATTTTTTGATGTTAAGAACGACCCTGATATATTAGCCATCACAACCAATTATAAGTGTAATGAATGGCTAGATGAAGCTGATTTAAGATTGTTCGATAACATGAAGGAGAAAAATCCTAGGCGATATCAAGTTGCTGGATTAGGAAATTGGGGTATTGTTGATGGATTGGTTTATGAGAATTGGAAAGAAAAAGAATTTACACTAGATCAAGTAATTAACTGTGATTCTGTAAATGGTATTGACTTTGGGTATACAAATGACCCTGCTGCAGTTTTTATAGGTTTCATTGATACAGAACATAAAAAGCTTTATGTTTGGGATGAAATTTATAAAAAAGGTCTTTCCAATAAAAAGCTATATGAAGAGATTGAAAACGCGCATTATCAAAAGAAGTCTTTCACAGCAGACTGTGCAGAACCTAAGTCGATTGATGAACTCAGGGGTTATGGTCTTCGTGTTGAAAAATCACAAAAGGGAAAGGATTCCATTACACATGGGATTCAATATATTCAAGATTTTGAAATCATCATTCATCCTAGATGTGTTAATTTCATAACCGAAATTGGTAACTATACGTGGGATGAAGACAGATTAGGAAATAAAATTAACCGCCCAATTGATGATTTCAACCACTTAATGGATGCAATGCGTTATGCAGTTGAAAAATATACATTTGGACGAGTTAAATTAAGGACATTTAAAGGAGGTATTTAATGAACGCATACATTATTAAACCGGATACGATATTTAAGCTATCTGACGATAAAGACATCATTAATATTGAAGTGTTGAATGGATTGATAACAAAACATAAATCGTTAATAACAGATAGGTATAAAAAGCTATATGATGCCTATATTGGCGATTATCCGATCTTACATCAAGCCAACAAAGAAGCCTATAAACCCGATAACCGTGTGGTGGTCAACTTTGCAAAATACATTGTTGATACATTCAACGGTTTTTTTATTGGCGTTCCTATCAAAGTATCATCTAAGAAAAAAGAAATTGATGATTATATCAACTTGCTAGATAAATACAATGATCAGGACGACAACAATGCAGAACTATCTAAGATTTGTAGTGTTTTTGGAAAAGGATATGAATTGTATTTTAATGATGATTACGGAAATCTAGGAATCACTTATTTAGATCCAAGAGAAGGTTTCATGGTTTATGATGAATCAACAGTTCAGAAGCCTAGATATTTTGTAACTTATCAGATTGTAGACGAGGTTATGCGTGGATATATCTACGACAAAACATATAAATATGAGTTCAACGATAAAGGTGGCCTTCATGTGTTTAATGGTGTAGAGCATGGATTCAACGATATTCCTGCAACCGAATTTATTGAGAATGAAGAGCGTATGTCTATTTTTGAATCAACATACAGTTTGATCAATGCCTACAACAAAGCAATGTCAGAAAAAGCAAATGATGTTGATTACTTTGCAGATGCCTATTTAAAAATCTTAGGTCCGAAAGTAGAAGATTCAGATTTGGTACACATTCGTGATAATCGAACAATTAACTTTGAGTCAATGGATGGAAGCGGTGATGGAATCGTAGTCGATTTTATGTCAAAGCCAAATGCAGATGCAACTCAAGAGAACCTTATCAACAGATTGGAACGTTTAATCTTCCAAAACTCAATGGTAGCCAATATTAATGATGAGAACTTTGGAACGTCATCAGGTATTGCATTGAGATATAAACTTCTTTCTATGTCAAACCTGGCAAAGGCGAAAGAGCGTAAGTTCACATCTGGAATGAATCGTAGATATCGTGTCTTATTTAGTAATGCGATCACACATCGTTCTGAAAACGACTGGCTTGAGGTTGAATACAAGTTTACACAAAATTATCCTGCAAACTTATTAGAAGAAGCACAGACTGCTGCACAATTATCAGGAATCGTTTCGCATGAAACTCAATTGTCATTTATCTCGGCAGTTGAGGATACAAATGCCGAAATGGAACGTATCAAAAAGGAAGATGAGAATGATATGGTAGAAACTGAAAACCGAATCTTCCAGAATAACGAGGATTCGGAATACAATGAGCAGTAATACATATTGGCGAGATCGTGAGCTTGAATGGAAAAAGAAACGCTTAAAAGATGAACAGGAATATGCGGATGAGGTACAAGAAATATATGCAAACATGATGGATTCGGTTGAAAAGGAAATCGAATCCTTTTTTACTCGCTATGCAAATAAAGAAAACATCACTATGGCTGAAGCTAAAAAAAGAGTTTCAAACATAGAAATCGAGGCATATAAAAGAAAAGCTAAGAAGTATGTAAAGGAAAAGAACTTTTCAGATGAAGCCAATGAACAGATGCGATTGTATAACCTTGCAATGAAAGTCAACCGATTGGAGCTTTTAAAAGCAAACATTGGATTAGAGCTTGTGGCAGGCCATGACGAATTGAAGTCGTATACTGGTGATAAACTGGAAGGAGCTTATTTAGAAGAGATCAAACGCAATGCTTCTATCTTAGGTGATACAGTGATTGATAATGCGAAGATGGCCAAAACAGTAGCAGATTCATCTTTTAAGAACGCAACCTTTTCAGAACGAATTTGGGTAAATCAAGACCAGCTAAAAAACAGTTTATCCAGTGTTTTATCCAATGCATTGATTCAAGGCAAGAATCCTAGAGAGTTTATCCCTCAGATACGAAAGAAATTCGATGTATCAAGATGCAATGCAGAAAGATTGTTAAGAACAGAGATAGCAAGGGTCCAAACACAAGCACAGATTGAATCTTACGAAGCGAATGGAATAGATGAGTATGAATATGTAGCCTGTGGCTTAAAAGATGTGTGTCCATTATGTAAAGAAATGGATGGCAACACATTCAAGCTTAAAGATATGGAAATAGGCGAAAACGCTCCACCTATGCATCCGAATTGCCACTGCGCAACGGCACCACATTCAGACCGTAAGGAGTATGAAAAATGGCTAGATGGATTAGCAAATGGAGAACACAATCTAAGGTTTGACGAATGGAAAAGTATTGATTTTAATACTCAAATAGAGCAACACAAAAAAGGAAACAAAGTAAATATTACAAGCCAGGCTATAAACAAAATAAAAAATGTTAGACCAACAGGGTATACAGAGGACGAAGCCCATGAGTCGATGCTTGTAAGACAAGAATTATTATCCTATTCAAAGAAGTACAATAATAGTAATGAAGTCTTAGCACTAAGAAAAATAACTAACATCGAGAAGACACCGACAAATTTTGTAAAAGGGACAGAGGATAGTGTAGACTTTTTAGGTGATTCAGATACATTTCATTTATTAGTTTCTTCTGATGAACGAACATTGGAGTTAGTACATAATCATCCTGGACTGTCTTATTTTTCTATGAATGACATAAATGTTTTTATGACATATCCTTCTATAAAAACAATGACAATTGTTACAAATCAAGGAAAAACTTGTTATATCAACAAACTCGATAACTTTAATTTTATAGAAGCAAAATCTGTTATGAAAGATGCACTTGAAAAGTACAAGGATAAAGATGTTGCTATTGAAAAGTTCCTAAAAAAAGGCTATAGTTTTGGTATAGAAAGGAACTGATAACTATGAAAAATAAACCAGTTTTAGATGGTAAAATCACAGACGATAAAGTTTTTTTTGAAAATCTTTTGGAAGATTGGGAAAACGCAAAAGTTTTATATGAGAACTGGGACAAAATTTCAGAGGAATTCAGGAAAAATGAAGGCCGTCTTTCAGATGTTGATTTACCGAACAATATCCTTACCGCTTTAACATACTAAATGATGAGCATTAAAAAATATGATGTAATTATGGTCACTCAAAACGAGTGGCCTTTTATTATGCAAGGGAGTGATACTATGTGATAAAAATTAAGATTAAACAGACAGAAAGTGATTGCTTGATTGAAGTACATGGCCATGCTCGTTACGCTCCGATAGGAAAGGATATCGTCTGCAGCGCTATCTCAGTACTATTTTTGACATTGGCCAATTCAATCGACATGACATCCGATGCATTTTGCAGATATGATAGCCCTGATGAGAATTGCAAGACGTTGTATATCTCAAGTTTGGACCTTGCTGGAGAATTAGCAATTAATTTCTTCAGAATTGGATGCAAAGGCACAGAAGAAGCATATCCTGAATGTGTGGAACTGAGAGATGTGTAATCACAAATATTTGGAGCGTGTCGAAAAGGTTTATTTTGATCAATGGCTAGAGTGCATCGTTGAAGTACGTAATCAACGGTGCATTTTTTGTGGAAAAGCCAAGACTTACAAAGCCTACATATCCACATTACCAAACAAGACCAAGCATTCACGTCGTTAAACTGTATGGGTTATAGGCCAAGCATTTAAGCCTTAAAAAGATATGGGAAATGACAAGCAAAGTCAGAAAAATAGGAGGAAAAATATTTATGAAAAAATTCAATGACAGACTACCTTTTTGCTTACAACTTTTTGCAGATGAAACTTCCGGTGAAAATGAGAGTACAGGAACAGAAAACACTCAATCAACAAATACTCAATCAACTGAAGGACAAGACAACCAAGGAAAAGACAAATCATCTGAAAAGAAATATTCAGATAAAGATTTGGATGCGATTCTTGATAAAAGGTTTGCACGTTGGAAAGCAGATCAAGAAAAAGAAAAAGCAGAAGCTAAGCGCTTAGCAGATATGAATGCACAAGAACGAGCAGAAGCAGAACGTGATAAAGTTAAAAAAGAGTTGGATGAATTGAAAGCAAAAAATGCGATTGCAGAAATGACAAATGAAGCACGCAAAATGTGCACAGAGCACAATATTAACGTTGGTGATGACCTTTTATCTGTTCTAGTTGATCAAGATGCAGATAAAACAAAGAAAGCGGTTGATGCATTCGTTAAGATGTTTGAACAAGAAGTAGAAAAAGCAGTTAAAGAAAAACTGAAAGGCAACGGTCCTAAACGCAGTGGTTCAAACAAGGGGGTAACTCGTGAATCAATCTTGAATATCACTGATCCAATGGAAAGACAACGCATGATTGCGGAAAATATGGATTTATTCCAGTAATAGAAAAAGGAGAACTAACATATGAAAAAAATTTATAAAGGCATGAACTTGCAAATGTTTGCAGCACCTACAGGATTAACAGGAGCAGATAACATCCAAGTTAGAGCACATGAAATTGATTTTGTTACTAGTTTTGGAAAGAATATCCAAGCTTTATTGGATGTATTAGGAATCATTCGCCCAATTCGTAAAGCAAATGGTTCTGTTTTAAAAACAAAGAAAGTAACAGGAACATTACAGGATGGAAAGGTAGCAGAAGGTGAATCTATTCCATTAAGCGAATACAAAGTTGAAGAAGAAGTATTCGATACAATTCGAATCGAGAAATTCCGCAAAGCCGTATCTATTGAAGCAATTGCAGAAAAAGGATACGAAGCTGCAGTATCTGATACAGATGAACAATTCCGTATTGATTTGCAAGATAACATCACTGATCGCTTATATAAACAGTTGAACTCAGGTAGCTTAGTAGGGCATGAAGCAACTTGGCAAATGGCAATTGCAATGGCAATCGGTAATGTTAAACACAAATTCCAACAGATGAAACGAAATACTACTGGTATTGCCGTATTCGTCAACACATTGGATGCTTACCGTTATTTGGGAGAAGCTAATGTATCTATGCAGACTGCATTCGGTTTAACATACATTAAGAGCTTCTTAGGAGCAGATATTGTATTCTTAACAGACCGAGTAGCAGAAAAAACAGTAGTAGCCACTCCAATGAACAACATCATTGCATATTACGTAGATCCAAGTGATTCTGAATTTGTAAAAGCAGGACTTTCATATACTACAGATAGCACTACTGGCTTCTTAGGATTCCATGTAGAAGGAAACTATGATCGTGCTATTTCTGATATGTTCGCTATCATGGGATTACGTTTAATGTGTGAATACCAGGATGCAATTGCACACTTTGCAGTAGGTGAAGCAGATACCCAAACTTTACGTGATTTAACATTGACTGCTTCTGAAGGTGAAGAATCAGGAACTACAAAAGTAGCAGTTGCAGAACAGTTACAATCTATGAATAACAAATTCAAATATAAGGTAGGAGCTTCTGAAGAAACAGTGGCATATGGTGCAGATGTAAAATCTTGGAAGAACTTCGAAGAAGGAGCAGATATCAAAGCAGCAGAATCTAATCATTGTACTGTAGTAGAATGTGACAAAAACTACAAAGCAGTATCAAAAGGTGATGTAGTTGTTGTTTTAAAGGCATAGGTGATTGAATATGTCGACAACAACCGTATTAAATGATGTAAAACTGCTTCTTGGTTTGCAAACTGATGATGAAAAGCTAGATACCATTGTAAGACTTACGGAAAGTCGACTTAAAGCGCTTCTAAGCGTCCAAATCATACCTGACGAACTAGAATATATCATTACTGAAGTGTCCATCAAACGCTTTAATAGGATTGGTTCTGAGGGTGTTCAAACACATTCAGTTGAAGGGGAGTCAATGTCATTTAATGATGATGACTTCTCTTCTTTCTCTTCTGAGATTCAATCCTGGAGAGATGAGCAAGCCAATCAAAATAAAGGAAAGGTTCGGTTCTTATGAGGTACGATAAACCTGTTTACTTTCAAAGGTTTGTGCAAGGTTCTTATAACGAGAACACAGGCAACTATGAAGATGGTTCACCTGTAGAAGAAATGGTAATGGCTTCCGTAATGGATACAAAAACACAAACTATGATGCAGATATATGGACAAATCAGACAAGGTAGCCTTACTTGTCATATACAGAACATCTATCAAAAGCCTTTTGATCATATTCGAATCGGTACAAAAAAATACAAAGTTGATTATTCAAGAAGACTCCGTACAAAGGAGTCTTTTATTCTGTCTGAGGTGCAATAGATGGCAAAAGTTGAAATAAGAGGATTAGACAAACTGCAGAAGAAGCTAAAAAAGAATTGTTCTTTGGAAGATGTGAAAACAGTAGTCAAACAAAACGGTATAGAATTGCAAAGTAAAACTGTTAGCAATGCAGTGTTTAAAGGGGACTATACAATAGGAACAACTAAAAAAAGTATCAGAGGTGAAACACGTGATGGCGGATTCACATATGCAGAAGGGCCAACAACGCATTATGCACCTTACGTGGAATTTGGAACACGTTTTATGGATGCTCAACCTTTTGTCAGACCTGCGTTTAAACAACAAGTGCCAATATTCAAGTCAGATATGAAAAAGCTAGTTAAGTAGGTGATGATATGGATTCGCAGCAGGAATTATTTAGTGCATTACTAGTGCAATTAAAAAAAGAGTTAAAGAGTAAAGGAATTAGTGTATATGATACGTTCCTTCCATGTGAAGGGACACCGTATCCGTATGTATACATTGGTTCAAGTCAATTGGTAGACGATTATGGAAATAAAACAATGATTCTAGGTACTATCACACAAGTTGTGGATGTATGGCACAACAATCCTATGAAGCGCGGAGAGTTGTCTGAAATCATGCAAATCATTAAGAAAGTAGCTAGACAGATTAATCACACAAACAACTTTGCTTTTATGATCCAAAATATCAACCAACGGATATTATCGGATTCTAGTACAGGGGCACCATTGATGCATGGTGTTCTTGAGTTGGATTTCAAGATTACAGGAGGAAGAAAATAATGAAATTTGATTTACAAATGTTCGCAGATAAAGTAATTGAAGCGGTAAATGGTAAGCAGCTTATTTATCTTTTCAGAGTTGCAAAAGATTCAAAGAAAGAAAATGCTAGTGCAATTGCTTTCCCAACAGAAAACGAACGAAACGTTACAAAAGATGCAGATACAACTGCTACAAAAGATGGAACTATTCGTACACCATCAGTGGCAGAAATTGAAATCACATCGACATCTATTATGCCAAAAGGTGATGCAATCATTGATAAATTAGAAAAGGCTATGTTGGCAGATGAATTAGTCGAATGTTGGGAAGTAAACCTAGCGGAAGAAGGAACTGAAACAAATGCTGGTAAGTTTAAAGCCAAATACTACCAAGGATATTTAACAGAATGCTCGATTTCATCTGAAGCAGAAGGCTCTGTGGAAGTTGATTTAACGTTTGGAGCAAATGGAAATGGTGCAGATGGATATGCATCAGTAACTAAAGAACAACAGGAAATCGCATCTTACGTTTACAAAGATGTAACTAAAGAAACAGAAAGCGTATAGAAAATAGGGGGCAGAAATTGCCCCTTTTATATTTGTATTTAGAAAGTGAGGACTTTGAATGAGTAAATACATGGAAATTGAAGTGAATGGAGAAATTTATAAACTAGTAGCAGGATTTGGGTTCTTGCACGAGGTAAACAAAAAAGTAACTGTAGATGTACCTAATACAGGCAAGAAAAAAGAAGTAGGCTTGAAATTTATGGTTGCAAGCATCATTGATGGTGATATTGATGCATTAGCAGATTGCATTTTCTACATGAATGTAGGACAAACACCAAGATTAAAGAAAGCGGATGTCGAAAATTATCTAGAAGACGTTGATGATATCGACAAAGTTTTTGATGATGTAATCAATTTTTTATCTCAAGCGAATGCGTGCAAGAAAGAAGTGAGGCCACTAGTGAGCACGCAGGAAGCAGAGAAGAAGTAGAAGAAACATTCAATGAATTTTATGAACGTGTCGCTATGACTTGTTTTAGGTATCTAGGATTCAAAAACTTGGACCAGGTAAATAATATTACTCCTTACGAATATCGTCTTTTGATGAAGTCTAAAGAACTTCAAATTGTGGATAAACAGTACGAAATACACTTGCAAGCTTATTTAAATATGTCAGCGCAAGCAAGAAGGCGAGCAGGTAAAAAGATGAAACCTGTTTATACGAAATTCGATAAATTCTTTGATTATCAAAAGCAGTTGGACAGAGTTATGGGTATTAAGAAGAAAAGCAAGTTTGATGGTTTAGCACAGTTCATAAAAGAACAAAAGAAGGAGGGATAACAATGGCAGAAAGTTTTAGCGTTGAGGCTATATTGTCGGCAACCGATAAAAACATGACATCAACAATGAAGAAAGCTTTAGGAGCGTGTGAATCATTTGGCGATAGAGTTAAATCTATTGTGGCTGGCGTTGGTGTAACAAAGGTTATTGGCGCAACAATGAACGTTCTAAGCTCATCTTTTGATGGTGCTATAAACAGATTTGATACCATGCAATCCTATCCAAAAGTAATGAAGTCTTTGGGGTTCGAAGTTGAGCAATCTCAAAAGAGTGTTGCAAAGCTAAATCAATCAGTTCAAGGCTTACCAACGAGCTTGGCAGATGTCGTTACAACATCTAAATCATTGGCGGCCGTTACAGGTAATATTGACAAGGCAACGGATACTACAATCGCATTGAACCATGCGTTTTTAGCAAGTGGATCTAGTTCTGAAGATGCATCACGTGGATTACAACAGTATTCACAGATGCTTGCTAAAGGTACAGTAGATATGCAATCATGGAGAACATTACAGGAAACAATGGCACCTGCATTGACAAAGGTTGCAAAAAAACTGGGTATTACGAGTGGAAATGCAAATGAATTGTATGCAGCATTGCAGAACGGAACGATTACATTTGATCAGTTTAATGATGCAATGATTGAATGTGATACTGAAACAGGTGGATTTGCAGACACTGCATTAGAAGCTTCTAAAGGTATCAAAACATCCATGACCAACATCAAAAGCGCAGTGCAGAACCTTGAACAAGGATTCATGTCTGCAATGAATAATATGTTGAAATCAAAAGCTATGGGAGGATTGGTTGATAATCTAGAAAAGATTAAATCTAAAATCTACGATTTCAGAAATTCAATCATGGAAACTAAGGACGATGGTTTGACATGGGATTTTAAACCAGGAGTCATGGAGAATGTATCAAAGGCTATGGATTGGTTGGCAGACAGAGCGAACAATGCAAAAGCTATGATCCAACAATTCTATGATGGCTTTATGAAAACAGATGCAGTACAAAACGCAATCACGATGTTCGATAAAATCAAAGATGCTATCGGAAATGTAATGGATAAGTTACAGGACAGTAAAGTCTTTGAGCAACTAGGAGAAGATATTGGAAATATCATAGCAAAAGTAGAAGATGTAACTGGTAAAATTGCAGATTTTGTAGCTAATCTGAAAACAGAAGATGTTAAGAAATTTGCAAGTGCAGTTAAATTGTTAGCCGGAGCATTTGTTGGAGTAAAAGTTGGTAGCAAATTAACTAGCACAATCAAGGGAGTTGTTGGCTCTGCACAGAGTGGCTATTCAAAGCTAAAATCAATCATTGATAAAATCAAAGGCGTTGGAGGTACAGAAGGTGCTCCAACATCTAGCCCATCTTCAAGTGGTGTACCTGATATTGGAAATGCAAGTATACAAACTGCACAAAAAACATCTAAAGCAGCTCAGATTATTAATTCAGCATTTGAAGGAATTTCAAATGTGATTTCTTCTGTGTGTGAAGGAGCGAAAGGAATTATTACCAGTCTAGGAGATGCAATTAGTAATGTATTCGAAGGCCTTGGTAATGGAATTAAATCCGCATTAGAAGGAGTCGGTACTGTTATTGAATCCTTCGGTACTGCAATCAGTACAGTAGCGCAAGGAATCGGCCAGGGTTTAGCAACTGCATTTACAGGTTTAGGAACTGCAATTGCAATGGTACCGCCAACTACATGGTTAGCGTTGGCAGCGGCTATTCTTGCCACTGGTGCTGCTATGGCATTAGTCGGTTCACAAGGTGAAGGCTTGCAAATGGTTCTCGAAGGTGTTGCAGATGTTGTCTCTGCTTTTGGCCCAGTTATTAAAGATGTTTTTGAAGGAATTTCAAATGTGATTCAATCATTTGGTGAAACAGTAAGTGGAATCTTAAACTCAGTATCAGGAGTGATTAAATCTGTTGGACAGTCTGCATTAAATGCAGGTAAAGGTTTCAAGCAATTAGCAAATGGAATCAAGATTATTACGAGCCTTAACTTAATTGATATGGGAGCTAGTCTAGGAGCGGTAGCAGTAGGAATTGGAGCTATTGCAACTGCATCAAGTGGAATGGGCGATACTGGCGCTCAAATGATGGCATTAGCAATCGCATTAACAATGATCGTATCAACTCAAGCAGGTATTGAATCATTATCGGCAACAATTCCATCATTATCAGATGCTTTAAGCTCATTAAGTGAAATTTCAGAACCATTAACAGTTGCGAGTGGAGCTATGACTGCATTTGCAGGAGCTATTGCACCAGTTGCAAGTTCTGTAATGACTACTGCAACAAGCTTAGCCATGCTAGTAGCAGTGGCTTCAACAATCAGCGGAGCTTTCTCAAGTGCTTCTAGTACATCGGTGGCTTCTATTAACGCGATTGTTACCGCAATGACAAATGCAGAAGCAAAAGCAACGACATCAGGAACCGCAATGGGTACTAAGTTTACATCAGGACTTAAAGGTAGTATGTCAAAGAGTGTTTCAGTAGCACGATCTTCATGCAATAACATCATTAGTGCATTCAATGCGTGCCAGTCTAAATCTTATTATTGTGGTCAGATGATTGGCCAAGGTTTAGCAAACGGATTAAGAGCGAGCGAAGGTCAAGTTAGATCTGCGGCCGCTAGTTTAGCAGCTGCAACAGATGCGGCAATTCGTGCAAAAGCTAAGATTGGCTCACCATCTAAAGTTGCAGATAAAGATGGTATGTGGTGGGGTAAAGGATATCGCAATGGTATTTTAGGAATGGTTCCTCAGGTTAAAAAGGCTGCAGAGAAGTTATTATATCTTCCAATGTTAGATGCTCCTAAAATGACTTTTGGAGGCATTGTGAGCGACTTGAACTCAGAATACGAATACACGAACAATGCCCAATTGACGATTGAAACACCACTTTATATCAATGATCGTGAATTTGCACGTGCAACATATAGAGCGAATCAGAATGAGTTTGATAGATACTCTAAATTCAACGAAAGATTGCGAGGTAACAAGTAATGTATGCATTCGTAAATACAGTGAACAGTGGCATTGTCGGTACTAACCTACCGACAGAAGCCATGTCATACAATGGCGTATATTTAGAAAATGAAATTGATGGTTATCGAACACTTTCTGTAACAGGTCGTGAGTTAATGGAATCAGAAGTTACGGATCAAGAAATTGATGGAATGGATGGTTCTTATTACAGATATAAAACTACACCTGCAAGAACGATTACTGTTAAATATCAATTGAGAGCTAGAGGAAGTAGAGAATTTCGTGATGCTTTCAATAAAATGAATAAATTGTTGAGTGGTGAGCAAGTAAAAGTCATTTTTAACGATGAAAGCGATAAGTATTTCATTGGAACAAAGACTTCAAATACACAGGTTGATGGCGGAAGCAACAACGTGATTGGTGAGATTGAAATCTATTGCTCAGACCCTAGGAAATATTCAACCACAGAAAAAGAATTTACTGCAACTGATGGAGTGCTAAACATTGTCAATGAAGGAACTGTACCAGTTAGTGTTGATTATGACATCACAACAACATCCGAAACAGGATATATTGGTTTGGTATCTGAAGAAGGAATCATGCAGTACGGAAAAATCGAAGAATTGGATGGTGAGGCGTACAAACAAAGTGAATGGTTAGCCTCAATTGATGATTTTTATAAATGCAATGATGATATTGGTGGCACTGATGTAATGCATCCAAGTTATGGAACAAATGGAACGCTAGCCGAACACACTTGGTTTGATAAAAAGTTTATTGGATTAGGTTCTGCTGGAACAAAAAAAGGAAATGCAAATGGAGGATTAAGAACATTCGTGTTGCCTGCAGATTCAAGTGGAGATAAGAGTGGTGCTCAGAACTTCTATTGTTGGTTTCATTTGTGCTTTTATGCGGGTCTTATGGGACAGACTGGTGAAATGTGTATCAACTTCTTGACTGCAGATGATAAATTGATTTGTGGTTGTAATTGGTACAAGACAGATTCGGTAGGGAATACTGGCCATTATGAAATATGGGCAAATGGTAAGGTGTTAAAAAATTGGGAATTTACAACATCACATTTACAAGCTCAGAATCCTTTTTATTATAAATGGGGTAGCTGCGATGTTTTAAAAGAAGGAGCGAACATCAGATTTTTCTTCTGGGCAAGATACTACAACTTCTACATTCCAGAGATTGAAAACATGAAGTGTGCAAAGATTCAAATTGCAGTGAAACAATGGGGTGATAGAGGTGGTAATAAGTTCATGTCTATGATTGGATTTGATGTTATCGACTTTGAAAAGATGAACGTTGAAAAATGGAAGGATATACCTAATAGATACCCTAGCGGAACAAATATCACGATTGATGGTAAGTCATCTCATATTTATGTGAATGGAATGGCTAGACCAGAGGACGAAGTGTTAGGTACTCAGTACTTTAAAGCACCAGTTGGAACATCAGAAGTTAAAGTTGCGTGTTCAGAATGGACGAAATCTCAACCGACAGTAAAAGCTAGAATAAGGGAGGCATGGTTATAAATGGAATACATAAGAATTGCAATATTAAATCCTTACAATAAGGTTCTAGCTTTTCTAGACAACACTGTGCCTAATGCAATGCATTATTTTGATGAAACCTTGCATACTTATTTAAAAGGCTCATCTTATACATTTGAATTTACTACAATGACTGCACATGATGATGCAGTCTTTTTAGTTGAAGGCAATAAATTAAGTTTTATTCGTAAAAACAAAGGCTATCATTTAACGATTATGAGTGTCGAAAAAGGTGGTGACACAACAACTGTTACCGCCTATGGCCTTTGCTTAGAGTTAACGAATGAATATGTGGATGCATATAAAGCAACTAAAGCAATGTCATTTGTTGATTATGTAAATGCGTATGGATTTGAAAGATCGTTTACTATCGGTAAAAATGAAGTATCAAATAAGAAGATTACACACGAATGGACAGGTACTGATACAGTACTTGCAAGACTGTATTCAATCGCAAATGTATTTGATGCAGAATTAGAGTTTGTTACAGAATTAAACGATGATTATTCTTTGAAGAATGTTGTATTGAATATTTATCGTGCTCATTCAGATAGTGTTCAAGGGATGGGAACAGATAAACGCAGTACGATATTAAGGTATCCGAACGATGTTTACGGAATCACTAAGACTAGTGATATTACTGAGTTTTACACTGCAATCAGACCGACAGGAACAAACGGATTGCAATTGAACTCAATCAGTGGCCGAACTGTTAAGGATTCGAATGGAAATGTTTTGTATAAAGTTCAAGGTAACAATATACTAGCCCCTCAATCTAGAGACAGATTCCCTTCAACACTAATCACAAATCATTCAAATGATATGTACGCAGTGCAAATTTGGTCTTATGAAACTGAAAATGTTGAAACATTATATGGTCAAGCTTTAGCTCAATTGAAAAAGAACTGTGTTCCTAAAGTTACATATGATGTAGATGCATATATTGATGCGGACATTGGCGATACATTTACAATCGAAGATGCAGAGTATAGTCCTACATTGTATTTAGAAGCACGAATCACTGAACAAGAGACTTGTTTCACGGATTCTGAGAAGTGCAAGACTATTTTCGATAACTTTGAAGAAAAACAATCACAGATTAGTTCGGCTTTGATTAGTGAAATGAACAAGATGATTGAATTGAAAAAGGTTTATGAAGGCTCAATCGTATCTTCAAATGGAGTTTTGTTTAAGACTGATTCAGACTCAACTAAGCTTACTGCATTAGTAAAAGATGATGGTGTTGATATTACATCTAAGTATTCAATTGTTTGGCTTAAAGATGATGAGCAATTATCAACGAGTCAAACAATCATAGTCAATGCTTCAGATTTCACAGAAAAGGCCGTATACCGATTTAAAGCAATGAGTGGTGAAATACTTAAAGCAAGCGCAGAAGTCACCGTAATGCGATTACATGACGGTCAGAATGGAACAAGCGCATACGTACATATTGCCTATGCCAACAGTTCAGATGGTCGTGTTGATTTCAGTTTGACAGATTCAAATCGTAAGTTTATTGGTCAGTATTCGGATTCAAAGCAGTATGGTAGTGAAGACCCAACTAAGTACAGATGGTCAACGATTAAAGGTGAAGATGGTCAGTCGTTCGTAAGTGCCGAAGAACAATTCTATTATTCGACTTCTCAAACTGAATTAGTCGGTGGTGAGTGGTTTGTTGGTAATGTGGTTTATCAATCAGATAAATTCTTGTGGAAGCGTTGGAAGTGTACGTATGCCAATCCAAGTGAAATCAAGTACACGAAAGCTATATTTGATAATACATGGAATGAAATTGATGCAAAGATTGGTGTAATCCATACACAAGTATCGGAAGCTAACAATCAATCAAAAGAAGCAGTTGAAAAAGCAACACAAGCTCAGACAGATGCAAGTAAAGCAAATGAATTGGCAAATACCGCTAACACTCAATCAAGCGAGGCTAAGCAACTAGCACAAGATGCGAATACTAGCACTGGTAAAGCACAAGAACAGATTGATGCGATTAAAGGAGATATCACTGATTCAAAGCAACAGATTCAAGATGCAGTTGATAAGGCAAACACAAACGCAAATGAAATCGGTACAATAAAAGAAACATACGCTACAAAAGTTGATTTAACAACTGAATCAAAATCTATTCATGCAGATGTTACAACAGAAATTGAAAAGAAAGTTGGTGAGTTGTCGACTACAGTTTCACAAACTTATGCATCCAAGAGTGATTTAACAACGCTTGAAGGAAGCATGAACACGCAATTTAAACAAACTGCAGATACAATATCAACTCATGCTAGTTCTATTGAAAAATTGCAATCAGATACAACTCAAGCTCAGTTAGACATCACAGAAGCAACGAAAAAAGCGTCAGATGCTCAAGCTCAAGCTAGTACTGCATTAAGTAACGCTCAGAGTGCTCAAACTCTAGCAGACCAAGCGAAGAAAAAAGCAGATAGTGCTCAAACTAACTTAGACAATGCTAATAAAGAATTGGCAGATGCAAAAGCTAATCTAGAATCAGTGACTGGTCGAGTTGATGCGAGTGAAAAAGAAATAAGTGATGCAAAGACTAGGCTATCAAAGGCAGAGTCAGATGTCACACAAGCTCAGAAAGATGCAACTACTGCTCAAAGCAATGCTCAAACTGCAATAAATAATGCTAAGACCGCACAATCAACTGCAGATACTGCTAAAGCTAATGCAGAACAAGCACAGAAAGATTTGAATGCTTTAACAAATCGTGTTACTAAAACTGAAACTGCAATTAAGCAGAACGCAGATAAAATCACGTTACAAGCTAAATCGGTCACTGAAATAAAAGGAATTGCGAGCAGTGCAAACAGTAATGCATCAAGTGCATTAAATAAAGCTAATAACTTAACTGATTGTGCTAATAATGGTGAGTTCGACGGACGTGGAGTTGCAAGTACAACTGTTGAGTATCAAGCTTCTACTTCTGGAACTACTGTGCCTACAGGAACATGGTCACCTACAATTCCTACTGTTGCTCAAGGCTCATATTTATGGACAAAGACTACAACTAACTATACAAGTGGAGCTCCTACTGTTGGATATTCTGTTGCACGTATGGGTGTTAACGGAGCTAAGGGTGATAAAGGTGAAACTGGACAAACAGGACCTCAGGGACCACAAGGTTTGAAAGGCGATACCGGTGCTCAAGGTCCTCAAGGCATTCAAGGTCCGCAAGGAGTCCAAGGTGTCAAAGGAGCGACAGGGGCTCAAGGGCCGACTGGTCCTACTGGTGCGACTGGTACTGGTGTAGCTAGTATGACTCAACAATATTACATGAGCGATTCTAAGACCACTCAAAGTGGTGGATCTTGGGTTGAATCAATGCCTACATGGTCAAATGGTAAATATTTATGGACTAGATATAAAGTTACTTATAAGAATCCTGCTTCAACAGTTTATACAACACCAGTTTGTGATAGTTCATGGGAAGCAGTAAATGAAGAAACTGTAAATCGACAATCTGCAATTGAGACTAAGGCAAATGAAATTACTTCAAAAGTTAGCGAAACTTACGTATCAAATTCTGCATTTGAGCACTATCAAAAAGATGTATCAAGTCAATTTACTCAAACAAAGAAAGACTTTACATGGTCAATCAATCAATCGGTAACTGATGCTAAGAATGAGATGAGCGGTCAAATCGACAGTGTAAATGGTCGTGTTGATGGATTAAAGCAAACCACAGACAACGTAAATAATTACATGAGCTTTGATAATGATGGATTAACTCTAGGTAAATCAGACAGTGCATTTAAAACTAAGATTACAAATCAAGAATGGTCGATTCAAAAGAATGGTGCGAAAGTTACTTATATAAACGATCAAACAATGTACATCACAGATGGACAATTTACGCAGTCTTTAAAAATCGGTAACTTTGGATTTGTTCCAAGAGCGAATGGATCTCTTGATTTTAAAAAGATAAGGTAGGTGAATTGAATGGCACAATTTAGTGGAAGCATAGGAATAAGCACAGGGCAAACAGACAAGTATTCGTTATTGTTGGATGTTTCAGAGAAATCTTATTCAATTGAAAATAACACATCTCAAGTTGAATGGTGGGTTGGTATTCGTTCAAATACTGCATACCATAATCACTATGGGTTGTCAGAAACGTATGTAGTTAATATCAATGGCACTGTAGTACACAATGCAGTTCATACACCTACAGTCAACAGTGGTGCTACTGTATGGGTAGCAAGTGGAACAACTACTGTATCACACAATGCAGACGGTTCTAAATCAATATCAGTAAGCGCGTCTTTTAACAATGCAGACAGAGGAACGTATTTACCAACGACAGGATCATGTAGTGGTAGCTTAAAATTAACAACAATACCACGCGCGACTACTCCTTCAATTGATAAACCGAGTTTGGAATGTGGTAGTGCAATTAAGATTAGTGGTACAAGCGCATCAAGCAACTTTTCACATAAAGTTTATGTAACTTGGAACGGAACAAAAACACAAATAGGAACAATAGCTAGTGGTACTACAACTCCTAGCTTTTCTTATACCATTCCTACCGATTGGGAAAAGAATATTCCTGATTCAACAAGCGGTATCGCTACGTTTACTTTAGAAACAATCAGTGGTTCAACATCAGTTGGTTCTAAAACAGTAAATGCGACAATTAAAGTAAGAAGTGGTGTCGTTCCTAGTATCGGAACTGTATCAATATCTGATACAAATTCAATTTGTGCAGGAATAGGTCAATATGTTCAGAGTCAATCAAAATTAAAATTCTCGATTGCTACAAGTGGTAATCAAGGCTCAACGATCACATCAGTATCGACTAAATTTAATGGCCAAACATATAGCGGTAGCACGTTCACAACTCAAGCGATTCAAAACAGTGGTACGCTATCATACACAATCACAGTTACAGATTCACGTGGTAGAACTGCTACTAAGAGTGGTTCAATAAATGTAGTTGCATACAATCCACCTAGTTTGACTAATGTAAGTGCAAAGCGTGCTAACTCAGGCTATGCAGTAGATGAATCAAGTGGAACGTATGCGTTATTACATTTCAAAGTTGGTTTTACAAGTTTATCAAACAAGAATGTAACATCATTCTATATTCAGTATCGAGCAAGCGGTGCTAGTTCATGGACTAAGATTAATTCATGGGCTAATAACTACACTTTGGAACAAGATTACAAAGCAGGTAATTTATTTACCTCAACAACTACAACGTATGAAATTGCATTCGGTGTTAAAGATAAATTTATGAGCGATTACTCATGGCAAATCGTTACTGTAACGCCAACTTACGCATTGATTAATTTTGGTAAAGATGGAAAATCACTTACTTTCTTTGGACAAGATGGTAACAATGCTAACCGATTAACTGTTAATGGCGATTTAGTATCAAATAAATATAAATTCAGTTCAGTCAGTGAGAATACTTCATCAACTCATGTGTTGGTGGAGAATGGTAATGAAATTCAATATCGTGATTGGAATAAATTAGTTAATTCAATCAAGAGTGCGATGTATCCTGTCGGCTCAGTTTATATAACTTATAACAATGTCAATCCTGGTACATTCTTAGGTGGCACATGGGAACGCTTTGGGCAAGGTAGAACGCTAGTCGGTGAAGGTACTGGAAACGATGGTAGTACAAGTATGTCTTTTACGGCTAATGACACAGGCGGAGAGTACATTCATTCTTTGCTACGTGACGAGATAGGATATATATATTATGGTGCTTTGCTTAACAGTAATGGTAATCAAATGGGTGTTCACGACCATGATGGCAAAATGAAAAAAGCAAAGATACCATTATTGCAGCCATATATCACCGTCTACTTTTGGCACAGAATTAAATAGTTAAGGTATGTCATTTACTGCTAATGCATCGGGCGGTTCTTATTCTCATAGCCATATATATGGTATTAAAGTAAATGAATATTACGGTAGTAATGCAAATATTAGAGTACGTAAATCAGATGGTTCATGGCAAGATGGTGCAAAGGATGGAGCAGAATATGCAATTTTTAATAACAGTAATCAAGCAGGCAATAAAAAATTAAATACAATGACATATAAAATAGAATCAAATACTTCAAATTCAAGTACTATCCAACCATACATTGTTGTCTATTTTTGGCGTAGAACTGCATAGGTATGTCATTTACGGCAGGTAGCACTGGTGGTGAGTATCAGCATAAACTGACCGAAGGTGAAATGCCTAAACACCATCACTATATTAGCGGTTATTCAAGCGCTTTTGGTACAAAGTATTATTACAACCTAGTTGGCGGTACTAATAATTATGGCAGTAAGAATACAAGCGATAACGGTGGAGATGAACCTCACAACAACATTCAACCGTACATTACAGTACACTTTTGGAGAAGGACGGCTTAATTTATGCGGTCCTTCTCCAAAAGAAAACAACTATGTACGGTTGTACGTTGCTAATAGTACGATCATCTGTCCAATTCAATCGACTTTGTGAAGTTGCAGAAGAATTAGCGTTGACTATATATCCGTTTGGAATTACTGATGTTCTGTTATAGTCACCATTCTTTGCTCCATCTGGTTTACCAGCATAGAATGCATTCATATCCCAACCAAATGAAGTTACGTGATAGTGAGTATTCTTGTATTTTCCATCAGTTGAATTGGACGTAAAGGACATACATTGACTATTTGTAATAGTCACAAAGCAGCTCAACGCATTTTCGCTTT